TTTTTTTCTGCACAGCAAAATTAATATGAGCAACGCCGTCAAGAATATAGTACGGGTTTATAGCTCTTTCTATAAATTCTGCATAGTCATTTGCTTTGGATAAGGCCTGTTGGTTTCTAAAAAATAGATATAGTTTTGAATCGACCATGTGTTTTTTTGCTGATTGAATCCATTTAACAGAACGTCTCTTTTTAAAATGGCAGGCATCTTCATCTTCAAGAACTTCATCCGTCAATGTTTCTTCGTACCAGGAATCTTCCGTTAAGACACCAAAGGCAAACCAGTTAGAACGAGCTGCAGGAATAATCACAATATCGCCCTTTTTCATTTCATAACAGAATCTGTAAACCTGATTCATAATCCGAGTAGTCATCCGGCCATATATCAATTTATATCCTTTCAGAATCTCTTCGGTCCGTTCTTTTTCGGCAATAGGTTGTATATCGTCCCAACCGATGGCTACATAGTCGTTTCCATAGAACTCTTCAAAAAAATCTCCACTATTTGTTCTCAGAAACCAATAATTTCTACGGGGAACCTCAACGGGGAGCAGATGTTCTTCTTTTAGATACTTTAACAAGTCTTTTTCTGTAACGGTGGAAAGCAATGGTATATACCTCCTTGAAAAAATGGTCTATCAAAATAGATGAGATTATTTTAAAACGATCGCCGCAGTTCAATGACCTTGCCGATAATGGTTACGGGAAGGTCGTTTATTTCTTCGTTTGAGTAGAAGGCAGGGCCATTATGTATGCTTGGCTCCATACTTGGCCTGCACTTCCGGAGAGAAATACATGTTATACGCCTTGTTGAAGATGTAATTGGCTATCCACCAGTTGGATTGATTTTTACTAACGTCGTCTATCCTTGTATATTTAATAGGATTACTCCAAGGGGAATCTTCTTTTCTTGCTTTCATGCTAACATATCGTTTTTTAATAATCTGATTATCATAGTCGTAGAGATATTGGCTCGTTATTTGAGCCCATTTTCCCATTGTAAAACTGTGAATTCGTTCATCACATTGAATAACATAATATGGTGGTGCATAGCGGATTACAGAAATGCTATCATTGTCGACAAAAACAGCTGATTCTATATTCTTTGAGATCTGGACGTAATTAACGGCGCTAACCGCAAGGGGACAAATGAGTACACATAAAATAGTTAATAGCAATTTTTTCATAAAGCCCTCCCGTTAAAAATTTCTCTTCTTTCATAAACCCTGTCATTTATACCACATGATAGTAAAACTCGACGTCTTCGGCGACTTTATCGGGAACAATATTGCTCCGGCGAATCATCTCTTCGATCATACTGGCTTGCATATCTTTTCCGAAGTCGTCATCGACAATGTGTCCAAGCTCATGCAAGACCTCCTTTTTTGCCTGTTCTTGAGATAATGACTTGCTGACGATAATGGAATAGCTGCCGTCGGCGTTTGCCGTTGCGGAAGCCTTGGCGTGCGGGATAGAAGCGAAAATTATATTAATCGTCATGTACTTTATTTTCTTCCTTCATTTTTAAGAATTTGATGAAATTATATGCTTCTTGCATTTGTTCCTTCGTCAAATTACGACTACTGCTAAACAATACTCTTAACTCCGGATTCGTCCTCAGCTCTTCGGCGTATTCGGCTACCTCTGGGTCGGTGTAGTAGCCTGCGTCTTTCGTTTGCAGTGAAACGTCTTGTTCACCGTCAAGAGTGGCGACTAAGGTATCTATATTCATGTACATAGCAGACGCCAATTTCCTTAATGTTTCTAAAGACGGAATAATAGGTTTCCCGTTTTTAGAGTTTTTATTGTTTTCCAACATAGAAATGTATTGTTTAGTGAGTCCAGCTCTATCTGCGAATACTTGTAATGTAAGTCCATGTTCTTGCCTATAATCTCGTAAAATTTTACTTAGTTCCATAAAGACACATCCCTTGCAAGCGAATAACATTAATGTCAACTGTATTTTACATGCATGAAAATATTTTGTCAATTACGCTTGACAAAATATTCCGGTCACTGTACACTTAAGTTGTCAAGTGAACTTGACTAAAAAGGAGGTGATGAAATGCAGGAAAGTAACTTAATCGAAAACAAGGTGAGATATTGGCGAAAGAAAAGAGGCTTAACGCAAGACCGGTTAGCCGAATTATCAGGCTTATCACGGGTGTCTATTAGTGAGATTGAAAGAGGTACCGCAGACACCAAGATTTCTACGATTAAAGCACTTGCCAAAGCACTTAACGTAGAGTTTGCAGAGATTTTTCCTTAGCCCTAAAAGTCAAGTACACTTTACACCAACCGCAAACAAGGAGGGAAGCAGATGAACGAAAAAGAAAAAGAGCTTCGTATGGACGAAGCTCCGTTTAACAGTAGAAAACATTTGAAGTTGTTACATCTGTATATCGGAATCAGGGAAGAAATCGTGGAAGTCACACAAAAACATCTTGGTGATATTGATGCCGAGCAGGAACGCCTGAATTTGATATATTCATTGGCTGACAAAGGCGTCTATGAAGAGTTACGAGAACTGAGTCATCGCAACCTTAAATAATACATCTAGAGTCAAGGGTAAGGCGTTGGCCTTAATGTAGTCTTTGATTTTATCAAGACTACTGCGGTCAGCAATAGCGTCTATAAATTGCTGGCCTTTGATGGTTAAGCCTATCTCTAAATAATCGTATTCTCTATCTTTGCATCGAGCATCAATAGCGTGTAAAAAGCCTTCTTGAATGAGAAGGTGAACGTGATAATCACTTGTTAGCGGGGGGATACCTTCAAAACGAAGCGAGTAATTGCTCTTTACGGTGGGGGTGGGGGACTCTTCAACAACTAATAAAATAGCCCTGAATAGTTCTAAATCTAAGCGCATAACAAAATCAACTCCTTAAAGATGTTTTTTACAGCATACCACGGATACAACAATTTAAATATGGGACCTTAACAAAAAGAAAGGGGAAATAGGAAATGAGTCCGACGGAAATCATTTTACGAGAAGCTGAAAAGCTTCCCTGGTACGAATGGCAATGCATCGTTAAGGCCATGGAATTCGTCCACAGAAAAAGAGCCGACAAGCTGACACTTGACGACTCGGAGAAAACGCACGAGGAGCTAATGTTCCACGTTGAGCATTATTAAAGAAAGGAGCCTTAAATGGAACAACGAATTATCGCCGACATTATGTACTCGGCAGTAGAAATCGCAAGGTTGTTACACACTGATATTCAGAACATTTACAAGTGGGTAAAAACGGGCGAAATCCCGCACATTAAGCTCACAGAAAAATCAGAAATACGGTTTGCGGGGTGGGAGATTCGAGCATGGCTCGATAGCAAAGCAACGGGAGGAAACGCTAATGATTGAGCTTGAAATTGCAACGTGTGTGATCGTAATCGCCGTTGTGCTGGCGTGTATATTGATTGAGATGCGAAAAGGAGCGTAACAATGAATGCAGACCAAATGATAAATCACATGATGACGGTTATTTACACGACTGCCGATGTAGAAGGTATCCAGGTAGCAAGACATTTCAGGCCTCAAGAAATTGTCGATTCCACACTGGCGGCGTGCCACAGTATTATCGACGGCAAACGCCTGTCAGAGAGGGAAACAGCGGTGCTTATCGTAACGTTCGGGGATACATGGAGAAATTACATTCGGCGTGCCGGTAACGTGCTTATATCGTTCCATTTTGAATTAATCATTAGAAAGAGAGGGATGTAATGATAAAGGCTGCCACATTACAGAGTCCGCCGGAATGGATCAATCGAAGATACTACGAAATCCAAAACACTCCGGTCCGTATAGTCCGAAGTCACGGTATCGGCTATTACGTTAAAGAAGGGTTAAAAGCGGCACTTACGTTAACGGCTATTTACTTCTTAATTGTGCTTTTAGCACTTCTTTAAAGGAGGTTTTTATGAATTGTGAGAGTTGCCCGAATCGGGATTACTGCATTCCCGATGAGTGCATAGGAAATGGCCGCCCTCTGCAGCAACAGAAGACGGCCAAAACAACTAAAAATTAAATTTTCAATTAAAAGGAGTATATCACATGACAGTAAAAATTAACAGCTTAGCCATAGAAAATGTAAAGAGAGTCAAAGCAGTACAAATGGAATTAGCCCAAAACGGCCTTACCGTCATCGGTGGTCGTAACGGTCAAGGTAAAACGTCCGTCTTGGATGCCATAGCCTGGGCCTTAGGTGGAGACAAATTCAAGCCGTCCAATGCGACAAGGGACAGCAGCACGATCCCGCCTGAGATTCATATCGAACTGTCTAACGGGCTTATCGTCGAACGAAAGGGAGTGAAAAGCTCCCTCAAGGTTATTGACCCGACCGGTGAGAAAGCCGGACAGAAACTCTTGGACAGCTTCATCGAGAAACTGGCGCTGGATTTACCGAAGTTCATGGGTATGAACTCGAAAGACAAGGCCAATACGTTATTGCAGATTATTGGCATTGGCGACGAATTGGCGGAATTAGACGCAAAAGAAGCACAGCGATATAACCGACGCCTTGAAATCGGGCGTATCGCTAAGCAGAAGAAGTCCTATGCCGATGAGCTTGAGTATTATCCCGACGCTCCTACAGAGCCGGTCAGTGCCTCGGACTTAATTAAGCAACAGCAAGAAATATTAGCTCGGAACGGCGAGAATCAACGTAAGCGTGAACAGCTAACTAAGATGACGGAAGAACACGAAACGCTTATCGCCCAGATTACTCAGCTTAAAGCCTCTTTAGAAGAAGCCCAGGCTAAACAAGAGTCGCTGTTAGCCGATATGGAGACTGCTCAAAAGACGGTAGCCGAGCTTGTCGATGAAAGTACCGAAGAACTGGAGACTAATATCGCCCAGGTCGATGATATCAATCGCAAGGTCCGTGCTAACCAGGAAAAGGAAAAAGCCCAGGCTGAAGCTGAGGAATTGTCAGCTGAATACAATGGGCTGACGGCAGAAATTGAAGCCGTCAAGGAAGCAAAGAACGAGCTTCTTAACAAAGCTGACTTGCCGCTTCCGGAACTTGGCGTTAAAGACGGCGAACTCATCTATAAAGGGCAGCAATGGGACGGCATGTCAGGAGCTGAACAGCTTATGGTGGCTACGGCGATTATTCGTAAGCTTAACCCTGAATGTGGCTTCGTCCTCATGGATAAGCTCGAACAAATGGATCAGGAAACGCTCAAGGAGTTTTCCGAATGGCTCACCAATGAAGGACTCCAGGTTATTGCTACAAGAGTCGGAACAGATGACAGCTGCAGCATCATTATCGAAGACGGTTACATTAAAGACTCGACACCGCAGCCGGTAGAAGCTAAGAAATGGGAAGCCGGTAAATTCTAAAGGAGGTAGCTATGAAGATAATAACAGGAAAGCAAGAACGGTATCAGAAAGTCGTTGTGTATGGGCCTGAGGGCATTGGCAAGAGTACATTCGCCGCTCACTTCCCGAAGCCCCTATTCATCGATACGGAAGCCAGTACGGCTCATATGAACGTGGCAAGACTGGAACGTCCGACGTCCTGGGCGGTACTTATGGAATACATTCAAGAGCTTACGAAAGACCACCAGGGATTTACGACCTTAGTCATCGACACTATCGACTGGGCAGAACAGCTTTGTGTACAGCACATTTGCTCGAAATACCAGGTAAGCGGCATTGAAGATATCGGATACGGCAAAGGGTATGTATATGAGAAGGAAGAATTCGGACGGCTGCTTAATAAGCTCCAGGATTTAATCGAAAGCGGTATGAACGTGGTTCTCACGGCACACGCTATGGTTCGTAAGTTTGAACGACCTGACCAACCTCCGTACGATCGGTACGAGTTAAAGCTTAATAAGGCAGCCAGTCAGAAAATCTCCGATATGGTCAAGGAGTGGGCAGATATGCTCCTCTTTGCCAACTACAAAGAGGAAGTGCTGAAAGTCGATAGTAAGGACAGTAACAGTAAAAAGGTCCGTGTTTCAGGCGGGCAACGGGTGATATACACGAGTCATCATCCGAATTGGGACGCAAAAAACCGACACGGCTTAAAGGAGTGCTTGCCCTTCGAATTTGCTCAAATTGAAAATTGCATACCCCAAAATATTCAAAAATCGCAAGTTGAAGAAAAACCCGTTGAGGAAGTGAAAGCTCCCCCGAAAGAAGAACCTGTTGTAAAAGCCGAGCCTAAAAAGAAGGCTAAGGAAAATGACGGGATCCCGAAGGACTTAAAGAAGCTTATGGAAGCACGCAATATTACGGAAGCCGAAATACAAGCCGTTGTAGGAAGTAAAGGGTACTTCCCGGCTGATATGAGAATCAAGGATTACCCGAAGGAATTTATAGACGGTTGCTTAATTGCCGCATTCGATACTGTAGCTCAGGCAGTAGAAGCAAACCGAGACGAAAATGTACCGTTTTAATAATAAGGAGGATAACAATCATGGCAGAAGAAAGAGCATTTAGTTGGGATGAAGAAATTGAAGCAGTGGAAAACGAGTTTGTCGATATACCCGCAGGAGACTATGACTTTAAGATTACCAACTTCGAACGTGGTTACTTTGAAGGAAGCGAGAAAATGCCCGCTTGCAATGAAGCTAAAATTACCTACGAAGTAAACGTGAACGGCCAAAAAGGTCGAATTAAGCAGAACCTCTTCTTACACAGTAAATCACAATGGCAGCTCACCGGATTTGCCCGTGCCATCGGACACATGAAAAAGGGTGATGATAAGTTCACGATCCGCTGGAACGAAGTCCTCGGAGCGACCGGTCGTTTTAAAATTAAACTTCGGGAATATAACGGAAAGACTTACCCGAACGTTGACCGGTTTTACGATAAGGAAGAATCGGGTAAAGAGTGGACTCAAGGAGCCTTTTAATCGTGAGCATTGAGCTTCGTCCCTATCAGCAGGCGGCGGTTGACGCCGTCCTGCATGAGTGGGACATAGGCCACCACAAAACATTACTCGTCTTGCCTACAGGATGCGGCAAGACTATTTGCTTCGCCAAGATTGCCGAATCTCAAGTACGAGTCGGTAACAGAGTTTTAATCCTGGCGCATCGTGGAGAACTATTAGAACAAGCGGCTGATAAGATAGCTAAAACCACAGGCCTAAAATGTGCCGTGGAAAAAGCCGAACAGACGGCTCTTCAATCCTGGTATCGAATTACCGTCGGCAGTGTTCAGACGCTTATGCGTGAAAAACGACTGTCTCAGTTTTCTCCTGATTACTACGACACGATCATCATCGATGAAGCTCATCATTCTATCTCAGACAGCTACCAGAACGTTTTAAACTACTTCTCTAACGCTAGAGTCCTGGGCGTTACGGCAACGCCCGACAGAAGCGATATGAGAAACCTCGGACAGATATACGACAGCCTGGCGTATGAATACAAACTTCCGCAAGCCATTAAGGCCGGATACCTCTCTCAAATTGTCGCACAGACCATCCCTCTGCAATTGGATATTGCACATGTCGGCATGGCGGCAGGCGATTACAAAGTAGGTGAACTCGGAACGGCTCTTGAGCCGTATCTTGATAAGATTGCTGAAGAAATGGTGACATATGCCAAAGACAGAAAGACGGTCGTATTTTTGCCGCTGGTAGAAACAAGTAAGAAGTTCTGCCGATATCTTCGTAAATACGGCTTTAAAGCCGCCGAAGTAAACGGTAATAGCCAAGATAGGGCAGAAGTCCTTAAAGACTTTGAGGACGGAAAATACAACGTTCTGTGTAACAGTATGCTTCTGACTGAAGGATGGGATTGTCCGTCGGTGGATTGTATTATCGTTCTGCGAGCGACCAAATCCCGAGCTTTATATAGCCAAATGGTAGGGCGTGGTACTCGATTACACGAAGGAAAAGAAAACGTGCTGCTGCTTGATTTTCTTTGGAATACAGAACGGCACGAGTTATGTCGACCGGCACATCTCATCAGTAAAGATGAAGACGTCGCAAAGAAAATGACGGAAAAACTTGAAGACTCGGCGGTTCCGATTGATATTGAAGAGCTTGAAAAAGAATCCGAATCGGATGTCGTAGCTGAACGTGAACAAGCCTTAGCCGAAAAGCTGAAGGAAATGAAGAAACGCAAACGTAAGCTTGTGGATCCGTTACAGTTTGAAATGTCCATTCAGTCTGAAGACTTATCGGGATATGTGCCGTCATTTGGTTACGAAATGGCACCTCCGTCTGTTAAGCAAATCCAGGCTTTAGAGAAATTCGGTATCTTTGCCGATGAGATTGAAAATGCCGGTAAGGCTTCACTTCTTTTAGACAGATTAAAGAAACGTCAGGACATGAGCCTGTCAAGACCGAAGCAAATACGCTTCTTGGAGTCTCGTGGCTTCCAGCACGTCGGTACATGGACATTTGACCAGGCCTCATCTATGATTGCTCGAATCTCTATGAATAATTGGAGAATTCCGAATGGCGTTACGCCTGAAACCTATATCCCGGCATAGTCCGATAAAGGAGATGAAAAAGCAATGCGCAAAATCAACTTAATACCTTTATTGGACTACATCGACCCCGCCTTTTGCGATTATCAGGAATGGCTACAAGTCGGAATGGGGCTTAAAGAAGAAGGCTACGACATTAGCGACTGGGAATCCTGGAGTGCCAAAGATATTACTCGTTATCACGCCGGAGAATGTGCTAAGAAATGGGCGACGTTCACAGGCCACTATAACGGCAGTCCCGTTACGGGGGCTACTATCGTAAACATGGCCAAAGAAAACGGCTGGACCGCCACACCTCATATACCCGATCGGGCATATGGCTGGGATGACGAAATCATTGCCGACGAAGAAGTCATTATCGATAAGAACTGGGTAGAAGGACGAGAAATTGAAGACCCGGGTGACGATTGGAATCCGGCTAAAGATTTAATTACGTACTTAGAGCTTCTTTACGACAGCTCTGATTATGTCGGCTACGTTACAGAGTCGTGGGAACAGGACGGGAAATTCTTGCCGTCTAAAGGGAAATTCAAGCGTACGGCAGGGGAGCTTATTCATGCACTGTCAGAGTGCGACGGCGATATCGGTGCCGTCCTGGGTGATTATAATCCCGATGTAGGGGCTTGGATACGCTTCAATCCGCTAGACGGGCGAGGGGTTCGTAATGAGAACGTAACGGAGTTTAAATACGCCTTAGTCGAATCGGACTGTATGCCCATCGACAAGCAAAACGAAATCATTCGTAAACTGGAGCTTCCTGTTACGTGCATGGTTTACAGCGGTGGCAAGTCCGTTCACGCCATCGTTAAAGTAGATGCTGCTAATTACGACGAGTACCGTAAACGGGTCGATTATCTTTATAACATTTGTCGTAAAAACGGTCTTGAAATCGACGTTCAGAATCGAAATCCGAGCCGCCTCAGTCGTATGCCCGGCGTTACCCGTAAAGATAAAAAGCAGTTCCTCGTTGATACGAATATCGGTAAGAGTAGTTTTGCCGAGTGGCAGACGTGGATCGAATCAATCAATGACAATCTCCCGGAGCCTGAAAGCCTTCGGGACTTCTGGAATAATCTGCCGCCGTTAGCACCGCCGCTTATTGAAAACGTACTTCGTAAGGGTCACAAAATGCTATTGGCAGGACCGTCTAAGGCAGGTAAGTCCTTTGCCCTTATAGAACTTGTTATCGCCATTGCCGAGGGGCGTAAATGGCTGAATTGGGATTGCTCCCAGGGACGAGTTCTGTATGTGAATCTGGAGCTTGACGCCGCCTCTTGCCTACATCGATTTAAAGACGTGTACACGGAGCTTGGTTGGGAAGCCCGCAGCCTTTCTAATATCGATATATGGAATCTTAGAGGAAAGTCCCTACCTATGGATAAGCTCGCTCCGAAACTCATTCGTCGAGCCGTTAAACAAGAATACACGGCGATTATCATCGACCCGATTTATAAAGTCATTACGGGCGATGAAAACAGCGCCGAACAGATGGCTCATTTTTGCAATCAATTCGACCGCATCGCAACGGAGCTTAATTGCTCGGTCATTTATTGTCATCATCACTCCAAAGGCGCTCAAGGCGGTAAGCGAGCTATCGACAGAGCCTCAGGGTCAGGCGTATTCGGACGTGACGCCGACGCCCTCCTCGATATGATTGAGCTTGACGCTGAACAAGTCGGTTCATCTCGTTCGGCTTGGCGTATTGAAGGAACGCTTCGTGAGTACGCTTCATTCAGGCCTGTAAACGTCTGGTTCGATTATCCCGTTCATCGTATTGACGACACAGGAACGCTTGAGTCGATTAAGCTGGACGTCGAGATGACGCCTGCAGAACGTGGCCGAAACTCCCGAAGCAAAATAAAACGGTCCCGAATCCAGAACCTTGAGGCGGCATATAATGCGTGTCTCATCTCAGGCGAGGTCACTATTAATGACATGGCGGAGTATCTTGATATCAGTCCTAAAACCCTTCGAAGAGATATTAACAGCTCTGAAGAATTCACCGTAAAAAACGGTAAAGTAGAGAGAAATAATATTGCAGAATCGATTGATCGTGTTCTTCCTACAGATTTGTCCGATTACTTCTTCTTCGGCGGAGAACGCATATCTGGAATTGCGAACAGAACAGACCTTTCTAAGGCAGTTAGGGGGTTGATGCGTCTGGATGTACTTGAGCATTCAAGAGATCATCTTCAAGCTGTAGCAAAAAAGTTTAACGGGATGATTGATACATCGGGCAACGCTGCTGCAGAAAAGGCAAGAGATAGCCTGGAAACATATCGCAAGAAAAAAGCTGTGTTGCAGGATAATCTTCAGAATGCGGAGAAAGAACGCGACTACTGGCATGGCAAGGAGCGCGAGTATAGTGCAGAACTATCAAAGAGCAATGTTGAGCAGGTGAAAAAGGCAAAACAGGAGCGCGATCGTATTGAGAGTGCACTGAAGAGAGAGCAGGAACGCTTAGAAGCCTGTAAAAAAGCTATGGTAGCTGCGTTCAATACTAGACCGTACGCTTTTTTCGGTATGCCCGCCATCAAAAAATCATTAGATATGCTTGAGGCAGTTAAAGATGCCACTGAAAGCGTACCGGCAATGGAACAGGAATCTATTGATTACCTGATTCGCAGAGGAGTGTGTATTTGCGGCACCAGGTTGGATCCGCATACGGCTCCATACAATCTTGTCATGGCAGAGCGAAAAAAGCTTCCGCCGGAACAGATAGGAACTGTAGTAAGTAATTATAAGAATAAGGCTGAAGGATATCTTGCCGGAAGCGAATCATACTGCGATGGTGTCTCGGAAAAGTATAAGGATTACAGAGAAACACTGCGCAGAATCGGTCAACTTCAGGATGACCTTAAAGCGGCATCGGATCAGATTATTGATGATACAGATGCAAAAGCTATAGAAGAGAAAAGAAGGGAAGCAAGCACCAAGTATAGAGAAGCGCTGGATGACTATAATCAGATTAATGCTGAAATCGGAAGCTGCGATGCCAATATCAGAAACTGCGAAAATGCTATAGAAAAATACGCAAAGAGCAGCAGCAAGAATTCCAGAGTAGCTAGATATATTGCATATGCAGAAAAGGTGCTGGAGTGGCTGATTCAAACCTATCAGAGCAAGGAAATAATCGTGAGAGATCAGCTACAGAATAGAGTAAATGATAACTTTGCTCGTATGTATCACGGTGAACGCTCAATCATTATTGATGATAAGTACCGAGTAAAATATAGTGACATAACGACTGAAGAATCGGATGGTTTGAAGGCCGTAAAGAGCTTTGCCTTCATTGCGGCACTTGTTTCAATGGCTAAAGATAAGATCTTGGACGACAGTGAAATGAAACTCGGGCAGGTTTATCCGCTTGTAATGGATGCGCCTTTTTCGAACGTGGATGAGATTCACATTGATAATATTTGTAAGAACCTTCCCAAGACAGCAAATCAGGTGATTATGGCTGTTATGCAGAAGGACTGGGAATATGCAGCGAAGAACCTCGACCAGTATGTCGGAATCAGCTATACCATTCTGAAAGACAGAGATGGACAAGGTAAGGAAATCGATACTTCCACGCATATTAGGAAGGAGGCTTCTCATGTTTGATGGAAATCAGGATTTTTACGGTATACAGGCTAATTACTTAAAAGACTTGTGTGAGTTAAGAGGTAACGTCCCAGATAGGGCTCAGCATAATAATTTCAAGATCTTTACATCGTATGTTGATGCTTATACTGTGTGCCCGCTGATAGGATACCAGTATAGGAGAAGAATTACCATGGGGTCTTCTGCTGACGGCGATGTTGGTATCTTGTATGAGCAGATTTCAAAGAGGAAGGCTGAGCTTGAGCTAGAAGCAATAGACGAAGAAATGGAGTCTAACAAGGCCCTTTCCCTAGATATACTAGAAAAGAAGCAGGAACTATCTGCAAACTTTGCGACTAGTCAGGCCAATCTTGATAATCTAAGGTCAAGTAGGCTAGGTCTAGAAGAAAAAGTAGTCTTGCAGGAAGAGGAAATAAAAGAACTTGAAGACTACCTTGAGGGTAAAAATTCAGGTGCTGGAGACCTTTTAACTAAAATGGAAGTCTTGGACAAGGACCTTGACCAGGCTCAGGCTAAGCTAGGAGACTTAGAAAAGAATAT